TTCTTCTTCTTCAGGTTCGGTTGTAAATTTATCATCTTCAACCTCATCTTCCAATTCTTTAATAACTTCTTCTAAATCCGGATCTTCAACTTCAACTTCATCATCTTCCATTGAATCTTCTTCACCTTCAACTTCTTCTAAATCAAAATCTTCTTCAGATTCTTCTTCTTCAGTTGGAATATCATCTTCTATTGAATCTTCTTCAGAAATTTCAGGTTCGGGTTCTTCTTCAAAATCTTCTTCAGATGTTTCTATATCATCTTCTAACTCTTCTTGAAGTTTAGCTTCAATGCGATTTTTAATGTCTTTAGACATTGCTTCTGTTAATTGTTCTTTTGCTCTCTCAAAGATTACTTCTTTAAGACTTTTAGCATCAGCAATTGCTTCTTTAAGTAAATCACTCATGTGAAATTCTCCTATAATAATAAGATTGTTTGTTAATCTTAATTCTAAACTTATTGGTAAGTTTAATAGAAATGTATTTTTTGTAGGATACTATATAAAATAGTATATTTATATTTATATAATATATATAAGTAATTTTAAGAATATTCGCATTTTTCGGAAAAATCTTATAAAAAAAGCGGTGATAACCGCTTTTTTCTTAATATTATATAAGTTCTTCCCATACAATTGTAGTTTCTAATTCAACATTAGTACTTCCTCCAACCTGTCTAGCACATAGAACCAAATAGTCTTGTGTACCATCTATCGTAGAATATTCCATTGGGTTAACATATGAAGTTATATTAGGCATTTATTTTTCTTCTTTATTTAAGTTTTCTATTTTCTACTATCTTTTGTAATGTCTTGGGAACAAATGTTACAACAGCACATATTAATAATATTTCATAACTAATAGTTAACCAAGCACTAGCTACTGCTAAAAATATTGTAACAAATAACATTACAAAAGACATAAGTCTAACATTAGATAATCTACCATTATCTTCTTCAAGAAATTCTAACCATCTTTCTTTAATACCTTTTTTATTAATTATAGTTGGTTCTGTTTTTATTTTTGCTCTAGACATTCATATTAAATATCCATATTATTATATTTATTTTTAAGCATTGTTGCTTTTTTTAATCTTCTTTTTTTAGTCGATGGTTTTTCAAAATACATTCTATTATATATTTCATTCATTAAACCAATCTTTTTAATTTTGTTTCTAAATTTTTTAATAGCTGATTCTAAATTAGCAGCTTCTTCCTTTTTTGCTGCATCACCAAATATTTTTTTATAATCAACTTGTTTTACTTTAACTTCTAAATTTAGTGCCACAAAAACCTCTCTTTATTTATTAATATGTTTGTTCCCAAATCTGTTTTACTGGATTAAATCTAAATTGTGTAGTATAACCATTTGAGCCATGTGAATGAACCCATTGATATTCAAGTACTACTGCAATCTGATTTTTTTCTGGATTAGCGCCCACTTTAATTGTTACTTCAATATCTCTTGAAAAAACTGGTTTTAACTTATCTAATTTATCAATATTAATCGTTTCAAAACCAACCTTCAATACTTTATTACTATATTTTTCAATATCTCTTGCATTTAATTTAACTTTAGTTTTAAAACCATATGATCTTAATAAAGTATTAATATGAGAATTGATATCATCAATTGCTATTTCTTCTTTTAATAATTTTTTTAATTTTTTCATTTTTGACTAAATCCTGAAATAATATTTCTTATTAATGAATCTACTTTATTAATTTGTCTTTTAAATTCTTTACTTTCGTTAACTGCTTTCATCCAACCTTGCTGTGTTGAAGGTGTAGAAACAAAGTCCCAACAAATTAATTCATAATCTTCTAAAACTTCCATTGTATCTTCATTTACTTTTTTAACAGAACCCATTCCTCTAGAAGATATACCTAATAAAACATCAGCGGCTAATAAATTTTTAATAATATTACCAGATGGTGTAGAAAGAATTTTAATTTTACCAACTATTTCATTCTTATCATTCCAATCAGCGGCTAATACTAAATGAGATGCATTGGAAAGATTAACTATAGGTGAATCCGGATGATCTAATTCTCCTAAAGCTCTATTTTCTTTAATAACTTGTTTATATTTACTAAGTTCTCTATCTAAAATTTCAAATGAATAGATTCTTCCATTTTGATTTTTAGCACCAGCTCTTTGTAATATACCTTCAACTATTAGATCAGTTCCATTTTTTATAGATTCTGTTAATAACTTTTTATCTACATTATTAAAAGGTAACCATTCTGTTAGTAATTGTCTATTCATTTTATAATTCCCACTTACTTATAATATTAAATTGTATTATTAAAAATAAATATAAGTTAAGATGGAAATTATGAGGTGGGAATAAAATTATTTTATTTTAGTTAATACCCAGTTCATGTCTATTTTAACAGCCAAACCAGCTCCTTTATAATTATAATCTGGTAATAATTTTATTTTTGTTTTAGATTCTAAAATTTTAATTATATACTTATATAATTTATTTTCATTTTTTTTCTTGGCAGAACTAAGTTGTAATGTATCTTCAATTTGTGCTCCTAATATGGAAATAGTATTTGAATCATTAAAAGCACTTATATATAGGTTAACAGGTAACCCATTGAGTTGTATAGTAATATCATTAAATTCTTTAAGAAGAGATTTTAATTTCATAATTAATTTATACCATTTTTAATTTTATTAGAAATTCTTATCATTTGTTCACTTATTTTAGCTAATTTAATTTTAGTTGGTTTCCAAAATGATTCTTGAGATATAGAATATTCTGTTTTATATTTAACCGTTTTATTAACTAATTTTTCAATTTCATTGAGATTTTTCTTAACCAATTTAATTGATTCAGCTATTTTTTCTTTATGGCTCATTTCTTTATTAGACCAATCAATTGATTCCATAAGTTCATAACCCATAGCATCTGCACTTTGTTTATCTCTTTTCTTTTTCTTTTCTTCATCATCTGCAAAAGCATATGGTATTTCAAATCCAGCAATATTACCAGTTGTAGTCATTTCTCTAATAATATTTCTTATTAATTCTCTAATAGATAATTCTTTTTCATCAGAAGCTTTAACATTCATTTCTTGTTTATATGTTATTGGGTGTATTTTAGTTATTTTTTTAAAAGTTTTAAATGGATCAGCTTCTTGTATTTTTTCTTTCTTTACATTACTTGCAAAATCTTTTAATTGTTTTTCACTCATAGAATTTGCTAACTCCTTAATTTTATCACTTGCATTTTTTAGTTCACCTCTCTTATATGCAAGAGCCATCCCCATTAATTTTCTTTGTGCTTTACTAAAACTTGGCATTATTAATTAATTTTTTGATTTAGATTTATATACTTTATACATATCCATAGCATAATGTGCTAATTGACTAGTATTTATGTTTCTTAATTTAGATTCTTTTATTATAGTTTTTAATTTAAATATTATTATTAAATATTACTTATAGTTTTTTGGATTTTTTTATTTAATGTTTCTAATTCTTTCCATAATCTAATTATATTTCTATTTTGAGTTGTATTATATAATTTAAATAATTCTGATTTAGCAGACTTCATATATTTATAAAAATTTTCTACATTTGTTGAACTCATTTCAGAAATAATTTCTTCTCTAATTATTTTTTTAAGATCTTCTTTTTTCATTTTTCTTTAGCTCATTTATTAATTGATATGTTTTAAGAATAGAAATAATATGATCATCTTTTATATTTTTAATTTTATTAAGACTCTCTAATAATTGTATTACTTCTTTAACCTTAATCTTAGTTATTTTATTATGTGATTTACTTGCTTCTGATAATTTCTTTTTAATAATAGGAATTATAGAAGTTATATAATTATTTAATGTATTTTTATTTTCAGCGTTATTAATATATTCTTTAACTAATTTCTTTTGATCGGTTGTAAGACGATTACTAAATTTCTTATTAAATTTTTCAACTAATAGTTTAATTGTTAAATCTTTTGTGGTAGGTTCTTTTATTGATTCTAAAAGCTTAACGTTTGTTGAAGGATTATCTATTTTTTTATTATTTAAAATAGATTTGATTATACTAAATTTTAGATTGACAAAATCTTTTGCAGATTCATTTAATTGAAGACCATCAAAAAGTTTAAATATAGATGCAAATAATTTATAATTAGGTAAACTATAAGAAAATATATTTTCTAAAATATATGATTCTTTAATTTCTTTAATTACATTATATTTTTCTTTATTAAGTTTAGAATTATTAATAACAGATGATCTAACTTTTAGAATTTCATCCATATAATTTATAAATCTAATCTCTTCATTAATTTTTGAATTGATTATATTATTATATAAATCTAAATCTTTTTTAAGCTGAGTACCTTCCTTAAAATAAGTTTTAATAATACCAAGTGCTTTACTGTTATCATTTGAAATAAAATCAGATGTAACTTGTTTAACTAAGCACTCAAATATTATTGCTGTATTTTTAAGTTTGTTGTGTTTTATTTTCATCGCCATACCAAATTTAATATAATATAATAAATAAATATATTAGTTATTAATTTTTTTTAATCTAAAAGCTTTTTAATACTTATTTTCTTTGTTTTTTTCAAAAAATTATCTAAATTATTTAAGTTTTCTCTTGATAATGGCGAACCACCTTTAAATTTTCTACCAGTCGTCTTATCTAATGAATCATTTTTTCTATCTTTTTTACCTAAAGGATCATCAATTTCCGGTTCTCTTTTCTTTTCAGATTTTTTTTCTGTTTCCTCTTTATCGTCTGGTGTTTGATTAATATTTGATGTATCATCATATTTAATATCATCGGGATCATTAAGACCTCTAACATCACCATCTGAAGAAACATGTTGTTTAGTATCTTTTGGATCATTACCTTCTTCTTCAATTTGAGCATATCTATAATTTCTTTTAATATCCTCAAGAATTCTACCACGTTCAGTTTCAACTTCTTTTTCTGTCAATCCAAATATATTTTCATATATCCAATCAGATGATAAATATTTAGTTTCCTTAATTTCTCTGGCTAATGAGTTTTTTACATTCCATATTTCTATTTTTTCTTGTTCATATATAGTAGAAGGGTGTGTTAATGAAATTTCAATATCCATTAATTTATTTAAAGGTATACCTTGCATAAATAAATGAATTACTGCAAGATTAATTAATTCATGTTCAACTTGTCTTTGTATTCTTTCAATAGTTCTAGCAAAACGAACATCTTCACTTGCAAGAGTGGATTTTGATCCTATTCCTTCTTCATATCCTAAAAAAGCTTTGGGTATTCTAAGAGCAGCCATCATTTTATTTCTAAGATATTCAATATCATCTATTGAAGAATATTCCAATCCAGAAAGAGTATCAATTTCTGTACCAGATTCTTGACCTCTAACGGGAATATAAAAATCTTCAGTTAAATTTTCTATATTATAATAAAGATTATATTCTCCAGTATTTTGATCAACATAAGGTACTTTTTTAATTTTATTAATAAAGTTTTGAACAAAAAGTTCAACTTGATCTGGTGCTATATTACCAACATCTATTTTAAATACTCTTTTTTGTGGAGCTCTCATAATTCTATGAATTAACATAGCATCTTCCATAATACTTAATTGTTTCCAAATTTTACGAGCACCTTCAATCATTGATTTACCATAAGGTAAGTAAACAGCATCATCAAGAAGCCTCATATGACTAATTTCATATGAATCATATTCACCAGCAAATTCAGAATTATCTGTAACTTTAAATTTTACTTGTTCTTTAGATTCAACACCATATGTTTCTTCTCTTATGATATCATAAACAGAAATTGGATTAACACCAACAATACCTAATTCTTCTGCTATATCCAATTTCATATACCAATTACCATATTTAACTAAGTTGCGTATCCAATAAAAAAGATTATATTCAATATTAAGAATATCATAAAAGAAGTTTTCTAATAATGATTTTACTTTTTCATCACTAGCGTAAATATATAACACATCTCCAAATTCATTTCTTGTTGTTGATTCTTCTGATAATATACTTATTGCAGAAGAAATTATAGGATCCTGGTCCATTATTTCATAATCTCTATAAAGTTTTAATATCTGATCTGTTTCATTAGAACCGCCCCAACCAGTTTTGCCACTATAATTTATATGAGCAGAGCGGTAAATACCATTTAATTGACTTTGTAAATAGTTGGTTGATAAGTTACCTAAAGATTGTGTATTATATACGTCTAATATTTTAATTGTATCATTCTTAATATTTCTAATAGTAATACCACCAGAATAAAATGATTTTAGTTTATCGAATAATGAAGCCATTTTAATTTATCCTTAAAATTTTTTTAATCTTATTTATTAATGAACCTTTTACAACAACTCCTTTAGATAATAAAAAAATAATTGCATTTCTGTATTTATCTTTTTGTTTAGGAGACGGATTATCTCTTAAATTATCTAACATATCACATAACTTAACTTCTAATGCCAATGGAGACTTATTATATAAAGTATATATATAATCGTTATATCTAATTTCTTTATTATGTGATAATAAAAGTACTAATCTAAACATTTTTTCACCAAATCTTTCCTTTATTTGTTTAGCTATCCAACTTTTATTATTTCCATCTTCATATGTATCATGTATTATAGCTAAAATTTGTTGTTCTTTTGTTAATCCGTTTGTTTTAGCAGTTTGATAAGTTCTAAATGAATGTATAAAATATGGATCTCCAGACACTTTTCTCTTTTGATTAAGATGTATATTCATTGCAAAATCTATTGCATAATTTATTAAACTATTTTCTTTTATTATACCCAACTCATATCCTCAATATTCTTTCCAGTATTAACGTTTATTTGTTGTTTAGTTTCTTTTTCCCATCTTTTTTTAATTTCATTATTATTATAAGAAACTATAATTGAATCTACTAATTTTTTAGAATCATCTTCATATGTATTATATTTAATAAGTGCCATATCTCTAACATATAAACCAATAGCGGTTGTTAGGATCATATCATCATTATATCCACTCATAGCTTCAGCTTTTTTACCATTCCATATAAATACTTTCATTTGATTTAATAATCTTTTTGATTTAATATCAATAGAACCTTCTTCAAAAAGAGTTATAAATTTATTAATACATAATGGTCTGGTTGTTGGAGAATTTGAAAATCCTGGTACTTTTTTCTTTTTACCATTGGCTTTAAGCTTACCAGGATCATTCCATTTAAAATCAGTTTCTGAATAGAATAGATTACGATAACCTCTATCTAATATTGTTTGAACAGTTGCCCAACCCAAACCATTATTTTCTGGAATAAGAACAGCATCATTATACATTGTTGCATATTTAATACAAAGATTTGCAAATTCTGTAGTATTTAATTTACCATTAAATTCTGCTACTTGTTCTAAATGTTCTATATCAAATATTTCAAATGAACTAAAGTCACCAGAATCTCCACGAGATGTATCAGCTGCTAATATATATTTAGTATTTGGTTTAGGAGCATTCCATATCCAAACGCCTTTATCTATAATAGGTTTTTCTATAGGATCTTTAGAATTATTTTTAATATATTCTTCAATTAATTCACCATCAAATACAGCATCTCCTGAAGAAAGGAATTCACCATCAACTTCTTGTTTAGCTTTTCTAATACCCAATTCTTTATCTTGTTTAGCTCTCCATTTTTTATCTCTTTCAGGATGTAATGACCAGTGTAGAAATATAGAAGTAAATCCATTAGTTCCCTCAACACCACCACTATATATCTGATGAAACCAATTACCAACACCATTTGGAGTACTTAAAACAATCATCGAACCACCGGTAGAAAGAGTAGGTTGAATTGCACCCCAAAGTTCTTTCATTACATTTGCTTTAATATGAGCAGCTTCATCTATAATAAATAAAGATACCGCTTCAGAACGACCTTCATCAGAAGCAGCAGAACCAGCAGTGATTGATGAACCATTTGCAAATGCAACTGATAATTTATTATCTTCAGATAGCGGCTCTTTTAACCAAGATGGTAAATTATCATATGCAACCTTTACTTTTTTAATAAGATTCACAGCAGCTCTTTGTTTAGTAGCCACTGTATATATAACTTGATTATCATGAAAAGTCATTAACCAAAGTGAATATGCAGCAGAAAGAGTAGACATTCCCATCTGTCTTCCCTTATTTATTGCTAATCTATCAGTACTAAGCATTACATTAAGAGTATCTTCTTGAAATGGAAACATATAGAACGGAATAATACCACGTTTAGGGTGTTTAATCTTAACATATGTTTTTATAAAATAAGCAGGATCAGTGGCACATTTAGAATATTCCTTTTTAATAAGCTCTTTTATATTATCTTCTTTATTTTTCTTTATAGTTGACAACTATTAATTCTCCAGTTTCTGATAATTCTTTTTCTGATTTCTCAAGTTCTTCTTCTAAATTTTTAATTTCACTATTTAAAAACTCTTCTATTTTTTCTTTATCAACGTTTTTCCATTTTTCTAATTTACCATCTTCACCAACAAAATTAATAGTTTCATTAATACCATTAGCTTTTATATCATTAGCTTCTTTAAGTAATTCTTTAATAAAAGATATTTTATTTAATAATACTCTTTGTTTTTCATATGTTCTCCAAGTACCATCTATCATCATTTTATTTTGTATTTTAATAGTACAATTAAAACAAACACCGTGTATATTATACATTTTTGTATCTAAACGTCCCTTCATAACCTTTTTACACTTAGGACAAAATAATGGCATTGCAGCTAAAGTTTCTTCTTCTACAAATATACGGGATACTTTAGCTCCATCTTTGTATACATATTGTTTTTTACCTTCTTGAAAAACATCATACATTTTACCATCAACACCTTTTATTGTTTCAACATAATTTTTTGGTTTTGGTCCATTACCATTCCAACCAACTGAAACTCGTGTGGTCTCGCCACGTAAAACCGATTTAATTCTGTCCATATGAATAGTAGACATTTTTACCTCTCTAATTTATCTTTTGAATTTTAGGATTCCCATTAACTGATTAAGTGGAGCAAATGCACCGGTAGCTTTATATAAATTATCTTTATACATAAAAGTAATTCCTTCAGTTGGTAATATACTTTCCATTCCTCCCAATGTATTAATTTTATTTATAAGATTATTAACCTTTTCAATATCAGTGACGTCTGATGAAGATTTTAATTGTTTTAATGTAGTATCAATATCTTTTTGAAGTTCTTTATACATATCATCTGGATTGGGTGCTAAAAATTCTTTCATATTGTTAATAATTTCAACACCCCATTCTAATACTAACATTTCAAGTGGTTCTAAATTTTGTTTTAACTGAGCAGCATATGATTGTTTATCAAAAGTTTTTACCCACTCTAACATCTTTTCATTTTCAATATAATCTTTAAATTTAGTTATAGAAGTTGATTTATCACCATATACCCATCTTTGAATTAATAAGTTTCTAGCTTTACTAGATAAACTATATTTAAATTTCTTTTCAGCATCATTTATTATAGACTGCCATTTAGCAAGATGATAATCTATTAATCGATTATTCCAACCTAATTTATATTCATTTTTTAATTTATTCAGTTTTGATAAAAAATATGATTTCTTTTTTGAAAAATCTTTTACTTTTGATAATTTAATAATTTTATTATAGTCAATATTAAAAGTAGTTTGAACATTTTTATTTAATTTACTAACAATTTTTTGAAGATCTGAATACCAAGTCTTAATTAATCCTATTGTATTACCATCTTTATCAACTTCTGTTATATTATGAAATGCTAATAAATTAAATCCATATGGAATAACATTTTTAGTTGGTGGAAACATGATTTCTAAATTAATCCAATACTTTCCATTTTTTAATTCTTTTTTTAGAGAAGTTGGTAATGCAGCAGTCAAATCATTCATTGCATATACAAATGCTTTTTCAATCTCACCTCTACCACTAAACATTTGTTTAACACCATTTAGATCCATTGCTTCTTTACCAAAATTTTTCAAATGTGATTTGTTTCTTGCAGCTACAACTCCTCTATCAGTTACAGTTATAAAAATATTTTGCCCGTCGGTTTTTTCTTTTACCATATCTAACTTACCTTGTAAACCCAAGTCAATCATATTTTTTAAGTCTTGAAATGTTAATTCATTATCATCAAACGGATGACGTAGGTGTCCTCCGGCGCCCCCTTCATTAAGTAGTTTAGATTCTTTTATAAATAAATTAGGATCATCCCATTTTAAATAAGAATAACCTAATTTATCTATTATATTTTCAATATGTCGTTTCCATTTTTTATTAGCTAATAATCCAGAAAGGTTTATTTGATTAGATACAGTAGCCATATGATTACCAACACCAGCGGGACCGAATGAAATAGAATTAACCGGCCCATTAGGATATTCTCTAGGATCATCTATATCATCCATAGTATCTATTAAATATTGTAAAATTTCATAGCCCCAAATCTTTGATTTTCTTTTTGTATCACCTTTATATGAATCTAAATTTTGATACCAACTTCCAGGTCCATCATCAACATCATTTGCTCCATTCTTTGAAGCTTCATTTAATGATTGAGTTAAAAATTTAGTAATAGATTCATTCATAGTTATTTTTTTATCTAATAAATTGAATATTCCTTTATTAAATTTTTTATATATAGTTAAGAATAATTTCTTTTTTAAATCTTCATTTGTTCCAGAAAATATTTCTCTAACAGTAGTACCATAAATTGGTTTGTTTCTATATAATATAGTCGGTTCTGGTAGAATTATATAATAAGACCTTTTAGATATTGGTTCTAATTTAGTTCCAGATTTATATGGTATTAAATATTTTGATTTTAATCTATCAGAATCTTTTTTTCCAAGTGCAAATACAGCAACTGTTTTATTAGGATCCATATTAGATAATATTTTTTCCGGTTTATAAACATTTTGAGAGTGAATGATTTTAGAGCTAGATATATCAAACATTGTTGTTATAATTTTTTTCTTTTCTGAAAAATTAAATGGAGATTTGGGCCCTATAGAATTTGATGTAACTATATATGAATTTGGAAATTTTTTAGAAAACCATTTCCAAGCTATATAATGATTAATATGAAACGGTTGAAATCTACCAGAATATATTCCAATTATATTATAATTAGTGTTTTCAAATAAATTATTATTAATCCAATTTTGTGCTTTTATTTTTAATTCATTATCAATCACGAGTTAATATTCCATATTATTTATTATAAATATATAAGAAAATAAAAAAAAGGGACCACGGTCCCTTTATAAATTATATAATTTTATAACCTTATAAGATAATTTAGAAAATTAAGATTCACCTCCTTCTTCTTCTTCATCTTTCCATTTATAGGTTTCTATATCTTCAATTAATGGCATTAATGAACTAACTTCAGGAACACCAAATCCAACAGATGATAACTTTTCAAGATCTTTCATTTTAAACTTAAACAAACTTTCAAATTCAATTTCAGTATCTAATAACTTATTATGTTCTTTTATAAAATCATCTTGATTTTTTTGATTTTCAAAATTAACATTTCCGGTATTTTCCATTTGTGGAGAACCATCTTCATGAAATTTAGTTTTACTTTGTGTATATACTGGACTAGTATATTTTTTAAGTAATTTTTCTCTTTCTGTATTATAAGCTTCCATTATATCAGAAAACTTTTTAATAAGAGTTGCAACCATTACACTTAATCTAAAATTAACTTTAGAATCTTTTTCTTGAGATAGTTTAGAAATTTTATCTAAACCACTATTTAAGTTAATAAGATCAGAATATTTTAATTTAACTGACATCTTTTCCTCCTTAAGAGTTTTTTAATATATAGTAAATAAATTTCTAAAAATTATAAAATAAAAGTAATTCCCAATTCAGCTTCTACCGCATCCCGGATTTCTTCAAATGTTCCAGTAAAAGTATATTGTTTTGATTGTTGACTATTTTTTTCATAGCCTTCTTGAGAAGTTACATTATAAGAAATACTAACGTTAATACCAGGTTCTTCTCCATTAGCTTTATTAACTGAAATATTATAGTTGAAGTTATTTAATGTTTCTAAGTTTGTTAAATCTAATTTCATTTTTTGTTACTCCTTTTTATATTAATTATTATTAAAGATGTATTTTCCTGCAAATATTTTATTTTTATTTTCTTTTAACCAATTTTCAAAATTATCATTTAATAGTGGATATAAAGATAATATGTCATCAATTGATAGTGGTAATTGTGCTAAATCAGATATATTAATTCTAAATTTTGAATCAATTTCAACTTTTTGATTTAATAACTTTTCTACTTTTTTATTAAAAATTTCTAAAGAATCTTTATTAATTATATTATAATTATCAGTAGCTTTCCATTTTTGTTTAGTATCACCTTTTATTTTAATAAATATACGCTCTCCATATTTTTTTAATAATCTTTGTCTAGAAATTTCAAAATCTCTTATTTCAGATTTAATTTTCTTTTTAATTCTCATTAGTCTATATTTAGTAGTAAAATCTAATGATTCATTATCTACTAAAGATATATATCTCTCCAATCCTGGATTTAAATCTAATATTTCTTTTACACATAATACTATTGACATTTTTTATAATCCTATTATATAAAATATAAATATATTATATATCTCAAATTATTCAGAATTAAAATAAAAAATATAATATTATTTTAATAATAAAAATACAGCAATCTTCATCACCATATTGTAATGTAAAAACATCGTTTCCATTATCATCTTCAAAAGAACGACCAAAATTACCTAACTCTATAAATTTATACAAATTTTCTTTCATCATTATGTCTCCGTAACAAATACATCAAAAGTTATATATTTATATATCCAAGTATCACTATTAAATGAATCTCTAAAACCACATCTGATTGTAATACTACCCGTATGGGTAGCAGACACTGTAATTTGATATCCATCTGTACTACTAAATGATACATTACCTGTACCACTAGATTTAGACCAACTAAAATTTCTAGCCCGTGATCTTATTCTATCATTAAACTTATTACCAACAGATGTAAATATAGCAGTAAGTGTTCTGGGAGAATTGCTAGATGTTAAAACGGTAGTTAAACCTGATATACTATCAAAAGTAGCTAAAAAATCATCAGGAAATTGGCACTCTATAGAACTACCATATCCATATCCGATTCTGCTTTGTCCTGTACCATAAAAATTTGAGTGCTGACCACTAGCATATCCATACCTACCTACTGACAATTGTTGTGCCATATCAATTCAATCTCCTTTTTAGTTCTTTATTTTCTAATTCTAGTTGTCTAACTCTATCTTTTAACTTGTCTATTTCACTTGCATTTTCTTTAATGCCTTCTAATATTAAAGGTATCATTTTAGTTTTATCAACTGTAAAGTAACCACTATCAGCAAATGGGGCTACCGCCAACGGAAATATATCATCTACTTCTTGTGCTATAAAACCAATATCTTTAGAATGATTACGATCGGCTACTAGTTTATTATCATTCCAATTAAAAGTAACCGCTCTTATTTTCTTGATAATATCTAACGCATTCTCTACTGATTGGATATTTTCTTTTAATCTTATGTCTGAATAATTAGCATAAATATCACCTGTAGCGTAGATAATACCATTTACTTTATAATCAGTACTACAATTTATTGTAGTACCACCTGAGTAGTAAAAATTATATCCGTTAGCTAGTCCTCCTATATAAACAGATCCTCCAGTCCAG